CTTGAGCTTGAACACGTAATTCCACGCCGCGACGTTCTCGCTGTTGTTACCCTCGACCCTGATCCGGGTCGCGCTTTCCGCAACGTCCGTGCCGTTCTTCCTGTACCACAGGTAAAACAGCCCCTTGCCGCCCGTGGTCTTGTCAATCTGGATTGAGTGCTGGAAATCGTAAACCCCGGCTTGAGTGACCGTGATCTGCGTCCCTGACAGGTAAACGCCAAAGCTTAAATCCGTGTTGGACAGGCTCACCGTGTATGCAGTGTTGATTGCAGCCGCCGTCTGCGTGTTGGTATCGTAAAACATCCCATAAACCTTGCGCCGCGCTGGCAGGATCGGGGCGGCAAGCGCCAGCCCCTGCACCGTGTCCCCCATGCGCGCCAACTGGTCCAGCGCCGCTTGCGCAAGGGCCGTCGCCGTGTCGGCCTGCACCACCCGCTGGGCGAGTTCCCCTGCAATCGCTGTCAGCACCTCGGCCTGCCCCTGCGCCGCCCCCAGCGCCAGCGTGTTGGCCTCGATCGCCGCACTCAGCGTTGCGATGTCCGCCGGCGTCAGCTCGCCCGCGACCCGGAACAGCCGCTCAATGGCGCGGATGGCTTCCGGATCGTTACCGACGAAGGCGGCGATCTGGTTTCTGGTGAGCGCTTTTGGGTCTGCCATAGTTTACCAGGCCAGCGGCTCCAGCCGCGCCTCCAACCTTGCGAAGGACAGGAAGGCGTCCGACGTTCCCGCAAAGCGCTGCAAGCGCCAGTTGCGGAAACTGCCCTGCTGCATCCACACCAACCGCTTGGATCGATCGCCAATCTTGCCGGCGCGGATGAATTTCTGCTGGCTGTAGGTCACGCCATCCTGGCTGTAAGACGTCGATATCTGCGGATCTGCGCCCAGCGCCACGCGCCCCGTCAACGCCACCAGCTCAAGATCGTGCATCACCACGCCCCGGCTTTCGTTGTAGATGATCTGCGTCTGGAAGTTCCAGCCGACCGCCTGGCCCCAATGGGTCGAGATGTCGTCAACCAGATAGCCAAACGATGCGGACTGCGTGTCGCCCGTGTTCCAGCGGCCATAGGCATAGACAAGCTTGCTGGAACGATAGGCGCCGACGCCGGACAGGCTGGACGAGAGGCAATACCATACCGGCTGTTGCACCGCCGCGCTCGCCGCACCGTCATAGACAAGGCACTTGTCTGGCAGGTGGATCAGCAGCTGCCGATGATCGCGATCGGTGCGGGTTTCCATGAAGGATGCCGCAAGCTGCGCCTCGGTATAGCCCGACAACACAATGTCGATCTCGCGCGTGCTGATCTTCTGCGAATTGCCGTTCACGCCCAGCCAGACGGCAATTCCCTCGCCCATTCCTCCGCCGATAAAGGCAATCTGGTCGAGAAACATGCAATTCGCGTTGACCCCGACGCTTCCGCGCGTGATCTGCGCACCCGCGATGCGCTCAAACGGGAACCCCGTGGTCCCGACGTTCTGAAACACCTCAATGGTGTGCCGGTTGACTGCGTAGACTTCGTTGCGCAGCTTGATCAACCCCACAACCGGGTCTGGATCGATCTCGCTTGACCCGTACTTGAGCGGATCGACGGCAAACGGGTTATTCAGTTCCGTGATGACGAGGAATTCCCCGTCCGTCGTCATGAAATACCCGTCAACCCAGACGACATCCACCACGGTTCCAAGGTCAGGGTCGGTATTTTGCGCCAGCGTGGTCCCGTCATAGAGGTAAAGCGATCCATTCGCCGCGATTGCAAGATAATCGAAGCTGTAGACCATGATTGCGCGGTCAGTGCCGGGGATTGTGCCGATCGTCGTCACTACGCCCGTCGAGCTGATGCTGACTAGGCTGGTCCCCATGACGCGATACAGGACGTTATTCCACTCAATGCCGCCACGATCCAGGCCTGGCCCCGTGCCGTTGCTCACGATCCCATCCGCCGGCCGCAGGTAGCCGTTGCTGATGCCCTGCTGCTGCACCACGGGGACAAGGTTCAGCGGATAGGACACGCGGAAGTCTGCGTTGCCGTCGCTGTAGGCGCCAGAGAGGATCGGGATTTGCAGGCTAGTAGCCCCCCTCGCCTGCAATGATGTGAGCCGTCGTGGTTGACGTCGCTGTGATGTAGGCGACGTGCGTGTGATCCTGCGGCTTTGAGATGAAAACCTGCTGATTAGGCTGGACCAGCATGTCAGCCGTCGTTGCCACCACGTCAGACAGGCCGGTGCGGACGAAAAGCGCGTTAGTGCCTGCCGTGTTGGTAACGGCTAGGGATTTGTTGCCGACGCCGCAAGCCGACGCGGCTGACGTCGTGGTGACGCTCGCCACCACCACGCCAGACCCAAACGCCGGCGCGAATGCCTGATGGATCATTTTGTTACCCCTTGCAGCCAGCTCTGATACTTCGGATGTTCAAGCGCCACGAGCCTGTCAAGCTGCTCATGCGTCATCGGTATCTGCCCGATTAGCATGTTCCGAAGCGAAGCAAACTCGCCAAGAATGCGCTGTTTTAGCGCCGCGTGATCCTCGTCCGGGTAGGCCTCTTCAAGCGCTTCCGGAGGCGGCTCGCCCGGGTTGGACGGCTCAACAGCTGGCGCGGCCTCAAGCGCGGCGACGCGCTGGCGCAAGGCTTCAATCGCTTCTTCCAGATCCGCGACACGGCGCCCCAAGGCGTCAATCTCGGCGTCTCGCGGATCGGCTTCAAATACTGGCGCGTCAGCAGCTTCGGCCAGCGTGCCGGATGTCACCGCATCCCAATGCGCTTTGTAGGCGTCGGCTACGTAGCGAAGCGGCTCGTTCGGGATGTCCATCCGATCGCCACGAATGACCGCCCGCACCTGCGAGCGCCACGCGCGCCACTCCGGACTGATCGTCAGCCCCTCGTCAGCCGCCTTGGCGTCGATGTGATCAACCGCCTTCAGCGTGCGCCAGGCCAGCGCTTTCAGTTGCCCGTGTTCATCTTCCGTCATCATGCCGGCACCACCGATCCTGAACCGTCCGCGATATACCACGCCGACGCTGCGGCCGAACCACTCGACACCATGAGGCGATTGTTTGTGGTGTCATAGACCACTTTCCCCGCGACCTTGCCGCTTGTGTTGATGGCGTCTCCCACGGCTGCAATGACCGCCGCTGTCACTGACTGAAGCACCAGACCGCTGGTCATGGACTGCTGCGCCGTGAACGTCTGCGCCGTGGCGAGGAAGGCTTGGCCCGAAGTGTTGGTGGAGCTGATCAGATACCACGTTGCAGCAAGCAGGTTGTACTTGAACCGCATCGTTCCATTCTGCACGATGCCCGCCGGCGCACCGACGATGGACGCGCCATTGCCTGACAACGTCAGCGCCGTGACGGCCTGCGTCGAGAAGATCAGGACTTCCTGATTATCCGCAATGCTGCCAATTGGCGGGAAGGTGATCGTCCCCGCCGCATAGGCGCCGAATGGCGACAGGATCAGCCACTGGTTGTTCGTGTTGCTCGCCAGGGTGACGGTGAACCCGGTTGCCACTGGCGCTGCATACTGCACGACGAACTGCGTTTGACCCGCTGACGCAAGGCTAAGGGCGCTCTGGAAGAATGCCGTCAGCGTTGAAAGTGACGCCTGGCGCGTGTCGCTGTTGTTTGCGCTCCATACGGGCACGAGGTCGGAAGCGTTCAGCGTGATGCTTGCCGAAAGCTGGTTGATGTCCGTCACGCCTACGTCTCCGTCGTGATAAGGTTTTCCTGCGGGTCCGTGGCGATGACATCTTCGCTTGCGCCGAGGTTCAGCACGTCATCAGGCCCAACCGTAATGCCGCGCTCTTCGCGCTGCAGGAACGGGTCACCGTTGAAACGCCAGTATTTCGTACCCGCGCCAGCCGGGACCGCGTTGATATCGATCAGCCTTTCCAGCGTTGCCGTGCGACGGCTCAGCAGGGCCATGTAAGCGCTGCGCGCCGTGGCCTTGGTGTCAGGCGAGACGGTCTTTCCCAACATGGGGGCAAGGCGAATGGCAAGGTTGCTCACGATCGCCTCAATGGCTTCATCCGTGACGCCTGCGTCCTGATCAAGGTCAGACCCCGCTGGGCTGTTGGTGAGCGGGTAGCCAATGCGCAGGCCGCGGCTGTTCCACGTCGCCATCATGTTGTCGAGACGGCGCAGCCCCGCCTGCATCTGCTCGGGCTGCAGGTCAAAGGCGTAGGACGCAAGCCCTACCTCTTCGAAGGCGTTCGTGACCAGCTCGCGCTTTGTCCAGCTCATGACGCAGGCTCAGCGGGCGGCGCATCTTCCGGAACCGTCAGCAATTCGGCTTCCTGCGCCTCAAGCGCCTCGATGATCTTGTTCGCCAGCGTCTTGTCGGACCAGCGCTTGTCTACGGTCAGGTTAATCTCTGCAGCCTTGGCCATCATCTCGTCACGCGTCGGCGGGGCGTCTTCATCCACCACCGGTTCAGGCTCAGGCGCGGGCGCCGCCATTGCGGCTGCCTTCAGAAGCGCATCGACCGCTTGCGGCAGCGTGGGGAAATAGCCCTTGTCCAGCGCCGCGTACCATTCTTCAAGATTGTTAACGCCGATGCTCTGGTATGTCATTCCAGGCGGGCCCGGTCGATCGCCGGGGCATTTGTAAACGATAGTCGGGAAATCGGTCATTTGGCCTTCCGCTTTGCTTTCTTCGCCGTGCTTAGTGCGATGGCAATAGCCTGTTTCTGCGGCTTGCCGGCCTTCATCTCGCTTGAGATGTTCTTGGATATCGTCTTGGGGCTGTAGCCCTTCTTCAGCGGCATAGCGTCCTCCAAAGAGTAACCCCGGCCCTTTCGAGCCGGGGTTTGCAGGGTTAGGCGATACGATAAGACACGAACGTGTTGGCCGCAGTCTTGCGCGTCCTCCAGCGTGCGGAGTTGCCGTAGATGCCGCCCGTCGAGGCGTTGGCCGACTGCACGATCGGGTTGCCAACGATGGTGTGGGTGGCGCCCGCCGTCAGCGTGATCGTATCAGCCGAAGCAGCCGACAAGTTGAGAAGCGACCAGTCGAAGTATTCGTTCACTTCAAACGAGGTCGCCGCGTCCAGCAAGGCGCCGGTCGGCAGGGTGTAAGCCTGCGTGGCGCCCGCCGCGTGCGTGCCAGTGATCAGGTTCGTCAGCAGTTCAGCCGCCGTCAGGGTGGCAGCCGTCGTCTTGGCTGTCGGGTCAGGCTGGACGCCGTTGTCCGTGCGCCACTGCTTCACGTTCGGGTCGGTGCCGACTTCGTATTGAGCCGACAGGCCGCCGCCCGCGTCGATGATGATCGTGGCGCCACCTGTGAAGGTGCCGAACACGGTCTGGCCATTGATGACGGTGCCGATCAGGGTCGAGGCGTCCGGATAGTTGGCAAAACCGGACGTGCGATAGACCTGCACAGCGCCTTGCGATGCAACCGCGATCTTCTGCGTTGCGGTGAGAGTGACGGAGACACGGCCGCCGCCGGTGAGAAAGGAACTCATGTGCGATTGCTCCGTTAGGTCTGGCTGAACATGATCAGGCCGCTCATCATGGGCTGTTTGTTAACAACCCCATAGAGCGTGTCGAGGCGATACTTGGTCCGCATCGTGTTGATGTCATACTGCTTTTGCATGACCAGTTCGATGCCCTGGTCGGTCGCCGCACGCATCACCGCCGCGCCCGCATCGGTCGGGACCGCATAGCGACCCGGCAGGATCTCGATGCTGTCCTTGAACCAGAACGGGTTCTGGAACGCGGTAACGGTGTTCAGGAAGGTGATCGCCGCCGTGCCGGATGTCGCCGTCACAACGCAATTCTGGTACTGGGTTTCAGCATCCGACGCGCCCTGGTTCGAGATGATCGGCGGGGAGATGACCAGCGTTGTCGAGGACGGAACCGAGATAACCCGGAACGTCATCGGCTGGCCGGTGTCGCCCTTCGTGATCAGGTGGCACGAGTTGACGTTTGCAATCGTGAAGGCGTCGCCCGCCGCCACGTTGGTCGTGGAGCTGATGGTGACCGTCTGGTAGCGGTTATCAACGTTCGACGTTTCGCCGGTCGTGGCGACGGAGGTTGCTTTCGGAACCCAGTAGTTGCCAGCAGCCGCAAGCGTGCTGATGGTCAGGCCAGCGCCGCCGGCCGCAGCCGTCTTGCGGTTGGCATAGTCCAGCTTGTACGTCTCGAATGACGCAACCTGCCCGACGAACCCGCGACGCAACGCCTCGTCAGAAACGCTGTTGCCAAACGAACGCGTTGACACGGCGAGGTTGGACGCCATCCCGTTATAGTCGCGGGTCGAAAGTGCGAGATATCGGCTGTCCATCTGGACGCCGCGCTCGTTCATGATCGCCTCACAAAGTGCGACGTCATCGAAGCCAGCAGCCGCCGCAGAGCGCTTGACGAAAAGCGTACCTTGGTTGGCGGCAACGTTCATCACGCTGACGTTGATGTCGCTGGCCAGCTTCTGCTTGGCGGCATCGCCGAGGCGGCCTTCCTGCAGGGCGTCACGCAGTTCGGTTGCGGTGAGCACGAAGGGGACCGAACGCTGAAAGCCGATCGTCGCGGGGACGGACAGCTGCGTATAGTCGTCGAAGTTCGTGGTCATGTCGGTGCCGGCGTAGCTTGTCGCGATGTACGGCTGCGGGCGCCACATGACGTTGTTGGTGCGTTCCATTGTCGTCTGGTCCGTGTTGAACACAGCGACGTTGCGGGACAGCACTAGAGCATCCTGAAAGCCTTCAAGGATGTTCTCGAACGCGACGCGTTCTTCCTTACTAAATCCGTTGGGCATTGTTCCTTGTCCTTGTTAACCGCGCTTCGCCTGGCGCTTATAGGCCATCACCTTGGTGAAATCGCCCGTCTTGCCAGCTTCCTCGCGCAGTCGTTCCAATGTGTTGTCTACAGCGC